GTACCCAGTTGAGTGCGAGCACCTTGTTGACGTACCGCTGGATGCTCTCCAGGTCACCGAAGACTCGCTCCTGGGGAGCATTGAGGACGGTGCCTGCGATCTCCACGGTCGAGCACTCGTGCTTGCGGGCGACGTCGAGCATGTCGCGCATCGCGAACTCGCCGTTGTACGCGCGCTGGCGCTGGACGTCGCGGCTCACAGCGCCTCCTCGCACTCGCCACACGACTCGCCGTCCTCGACCTGGGAGGCGAACACGACCTTCGGGAAGTCGTCGGAGTCGAAGGTGCTCTCGTCCTGTCGGTCGACGTGCTCGAAGGCGGCGTGGATGTCGAGCACCGTCTCGGCCGGGTCGTCAACGTCGGGCACCTTGCCCTCATGCACGAGGCGTCCGATGAGACAGGCCGGGCAGAGGATCTCCGCCTCGTAGGTGTAGGCGACGATGTCGAAGGCCTTCATGCCGTCACCCCGAACACGTCGGCCAGGAAGTGCTCGGCGTCGGCCACCGAGAGGTGGACTCGCGACGCGTGCAGCCCGCTGTTCAGCCGGTCGCGCTGGTCCTCAGCGGTGTACTCGTTGTCGGTCTTCAGGAGCAGGACCGAGGAGCGGACCGCCTTCTGCTCGTAGGTCTTGACGATCTCGACCCCGCCGTACAAGTAGGCCGGGACGGCCTCGGGCTGGCGGGTCACGACGGTGATGAAGATGGTCATGTCAGGCTCCGATCTGGAGTGAGTCGAGCCAGCGGTCGCGGGCCTCTTCTTCGGACCCGGCGTAGGTGCCGCCGTTGGGGCCCTCCTCGAAGAAGCGCTCGTTGGCGGCCTCGGCGGCGAGTTCGGCCTCCATCGCCCAGTCGCAGTAGGCCTGGTACTCGGCACACTCGCGGACCTGCTCGACGCTCGCGTGGCGGCCGGAGCAGTGAGCACATCGGATGCTGGCCATGAAGTCCTCCGTGGTGGTTGGTGGAGACTCCATCGTCCCGGAGCGCAATGGATCTGGGAATAGCCCTTTCGGGTGATCGTTCTCGAAGCACCAGGTCGAGGGATCGAACCTCGCGAGGTCGGCTTTGGAGACCAACCCGTGCCCAGCACCCCTGGCAAGAGGGAGAGGATCTGGGTGCCTCCAAGTCGGGCTCCGCATGCGGAGTAGGCGCGCGCTGTCGCCTCGTTCTTCGACCGGTCTGGAGCAGCCCCCGCCGGGAGTCGAACCCGGTCGATCAGCCCTGGGGTTCCTTCACGCTTGGCGGCAGTGATCAGCCACCGCCGTCGGTGTGATCAGCACGGAAGGTCCTGGGGGTGTCACTCGCATGGCTTACCCATGCTGGCGTCGCCGTGGCCACCCGGGGGCCCAGATCCTCTGTCCAGTTGTCCTGCATCGTGCGCGCCCTCGGGGTCTGTGGCTTGCTCCCTCCGCCCGGGTCGTAAGGCCGGGGCGCCTTACGGCGCGGCGTGCAGGTCAAGAATGGGGCCCGGGAACCGGCGGCGTCAAGTGGCAAACGGGTGACGATTGTCAGGCCGCCTCGGCCCGGAGCCAGGCGAGCAGGTCGAGCGCGTCGAGCGTCGGCATCGACTCGTACCCACCGTAGGGATCCAACAAGGCCCACCAGTCCCGTTGGATCCAGACCGGCGTCAGATCGAAGTGCTCCCCGGCCATCCATCCCTTGAAGAACGCGTAGTCCTCATCGCGGTGAATGTCCTGGTGACAAGGCAGGCAGAGGTAGAGGAGATTCGCTACGGAATCGACCCCACCATTCCTCTGCGGAAAGCGGTGGTGATAGGTGTGAGATCCCTTCGAGATTCGACAGCGACATCGCTCGCAGAATCCCTTGGCCCGCTCGAACACAATCGCCCTGATGATCGTGTTCCGAACGGGCTTGGGCATCGACTAGGGCTCCTGACCCTCGATCACGGTGCCGTTGCCGTCGCAGTTCAGGCAGTCCCAGCCGCCCCGATCGAGCCCAGATCCCTTGCACCTCGCGCACGTCACCTCTTCTGGAACGAGAAGAGGGTGGTTTGCAGGTACCGAATCCCCGCGATAGTTACTACTCAATCTGGCCCTCCACGACCTCCGCGTCGATGAATCCGATCTCCTCCGAGAGGTCCTCGACCCCCACCGGGGCAGGTAGCGCGCGTGCGGACTCCCCTGCGTCCTTGCCGAAGAGCCGCGAGATCATGCCCATCTGTCCGCGCTCCTTCGCTTCGATCTTCAGCGAGAAGCCTTCCTGCTCCATCTCGGCCTTCGTCTTCAGCATCTTGTTGAGTCGGTCCATCTCGTTACTTAGGTTCGGATCGGCGTAACCGCCCTCCAAATCCTCAGCCATCTTCATGAACAGCACCCTTTGTGTCTGCATCTCGGTGAGGGCATCAACTACTGACCGGAACTGGTCCTTGGACTTGATCTCGACCGGGATGTCGTACGCGCAGTTACTACTCGCGTCGTACGCCGGGCACTTGGCAGCGAGGAAGCAGGACCGGCAGATCCGCATCGACTGGCTCCGGGTGCGGACGTGGAGGATGTCTCGCTCCTCGTTCTCGCCCGACTGCGGGTTGATCGAGACACCCTTGACCGGCTCCAGCCCGAGGACCGGCAGGATAGCCCTCTCGGACTCATCTCGGAGCCTCAGAGTTGGTAGGTTCTTGTCGTCGGAATCGGGCAGGGTATCAACTTCCGACCCCCCTGTTTGCGCGAAATCGCCATCAAGCACTTCGGCCCCTTTAGTTACTACCCGGCCGTCCGGACGCATCCGATCGAGGTTCTGAGCCAGTTGCAGCCACGACCAGACCGACAGCCGGAGGACCTCGTTGGTGTCGTCCTGAGCGATGAGGTCGGCGTCGAAGCCGTTGCTCGTGAAGTGCGTCCGCCAGCGCTTCCTGGACTGCTCCTTGTACTTCTTCGGGTACCGCTTCAACTCCTTGCCGGTCCAGATAATCGTGTCGCCGTACTGGCTCGGAGAGATCCACGAGATGGTCGAGATTGAGTCCCACTTCACCGCCGACATGTCATCGACTTTCGACATGTTGACGCCGTGGAGTTTCACCCCGTATTGCTGCACGAGACCATTCAGGGCGGGAATGAGATTGCGTCCCTGGAGGTCGGTGGAGGGCACTCCGACGCGGTCGTACGTGCGCGCGAGGTTGTCGAGTTCCTCCAACCCGAACTCGGGGTGCCAGATCGGCAGGAACTTGTCCTCGGGGATCTGGGACCAGAACTCCTCGCGCTCCTGGCGGATCCAGTCGAGCCCCAGAGGGATGGCATCGAACTCGCTGACCATCGCCAGCCGGTCGATGTTCTGGGCCACGAACTCGCGGTAGTGCGCGGCGATGTCGAGCAACTCGGCCTGGCTGTACTTGTCCTCGTCGGCCTTGTTCACCGTGTGCGCGCCGGAGTCGAGGAAGACGTCGGCCGAGGCCGGGAACTTCTCGGCGATGATCCACGGGCGGGCGAACTTCACGCGTCGGCGCAGCCCCATGTAGGACAGCGCCATCGCTTCCACGCCTGCGGAGGACAGCAGGTTGCGGTGGCCCGGGATCTCGGCGCCACCGAAGTAGATCAGCATCGGTCAGTTCTCCAGGTTGGGTGTCACAGTGCTTCCTTGCGCGGCCGGTCGTCGGACGCGCGCAGTTCTCGTGCTCGCTCGATCTCAGCCACCAGGTCGTCCCAGGGCCGCACCTCGCCGTCGTAGTCGGGCCGGTGCTCCGGGCGGCTGTAGACGGGGCTGAGGTACAGGGAGGCGGCCACACCGTCGCGGAAGAGTGCGCGGACGGCCATCGGGTCAGAGTCGATCACGAGCCCCACGTCGGCCCCGTAGGACCGCAGGCGGCGCACCTGGAGTGCCCGGCGCTCGGCCAAGTCCTCCGGGTCAATGACGTCTCGGGGGACGATGAAGGCGTGCTTGTCGAAGCCGTTCAGGCCCAGCCAGCGATTCACGACCTCGGGGTCCTGGTCGGTGATCAGGGCGATGCCTGCGACGTTCGACAGCCCCTCGTAGAGGTGCTTGCCTGTCGGGATCGGGGCGTCTCCGACGACCTGCTGGAGCACTCCCTCGATCGTGATCGCCACGACGGTTGGCATCAGACCAGGCCCTTGCTCCACTGGGCGGCCTTGGACAGAGCCGTGTGCGCGTCATCGATCGGAGCGCCATGGCGGGCGATCTCCTCGGCCTGCCTGGCCTCGACGTTGAGCGACGTCAGGGTGTGGAGCGCCTGCACGGCCCCGGACTCCTTGTGCGCCTGCCAGCGGAAGTTGTAGAAGTCCCCGTAGCCGGAGCCGCCGGGCTTGAAAGCGTTGCGGCGCCCGAGGTGGATGTCGTTGAAGAGGCTGCTCGCCTGATCGACCACAGTCCGCATACGCGCCAGCGCGTTGACGTGTCCGGGAGAGCCGTCAGCAGCCGCGTCGCGGTCGTTCTTGGCCGTCATGTACCGTTCGACCAGACGCCGGGCGACGGCCCTCTCGCGCGCCACAGCGGCCCAGTACTCCTTCGGGTACTGCGAGCGCGGGTTCTCGGGCAGGACCGGCGGGCGTACCGTCCAGGAGTTGTGGTTGAGGTCGTAGGCGGCGTACGGGTTGATGTCGCGGATGTCGGTCGAGTTCGGGTTTACGTAGAACGTGACCTCGTACACCTGGCCGTTGAGGTTCGTCTCCGCCGTGCGCGTCCAAAGCAGGTCCTTGAACGTCTTGTTGAAGATGTCGGCCATGTCGTCCTCCGGCGTCCCCTGCCAGGCAGGGTTGAGTCGGTAGAACTCCGGGAAGTCGACACCGATCAGGACGTCGAGGTCCCCGTTGCCACGCGAAGCCTCCCACTGGTACGAGATCCCAGAGCCTGCCAGCCAGGCCGTGCTCCAACGCTGGGGGTTCTTGTAGTACTTCTGCCAGAAGTCGTACAGCGTCTCCAGGATCCAATCCTTGACGTCTCCGCGCAGCGAGTCACCGTGGAATAGGTGTGGGTCCAGGCGCGTGCTCGGCGCAGAGAAGTAGCCGCTCGCTCCCCGAGTTACCGAGGGCTCCTCGGTCTCGTCGGACAGGCGGCTGAGGTAGAACTCGTAGCCCTCGGACATGGTTCTAGGGTACCGTTCCTGGAACCGGTTCAGATCCCCAGTTTCTGGCGCATCTGCGCCTCCTGGGCCTTCTGTGCCATCGCCTGCGTGGTCGCCATCATCGTCTGCACAGTGGCGGTCGCCTGCTCCTGGATCTGGATGTCCTTCTGCACGACAGCGCACGCGGCGTACATGTCGTCAGCCGTCGCCGGACGCTCGACGGAGAACGCGTTGACCTCGTTGAGGTCGTGCGTCGCGACGGTCGACCCGTGCTTGGTGACGATGACCAGGAAAGCGGTCTCGACCTTCGGCAGACCCTCGCTCGGGTCGACGCCAGCGGCCTCGGCCATCGCAGCAAGCGCTTCCTTCTGCTCGTCCGTCGGCTCCGGCAACTCGGGCTCGGACGACAGCGGCTTGGTCTCGCCGAGGATCGGGATGTCAGCCATGCGTGTGCTCCTTCGTAGTGATCACTTGTAGAGGCCCTTCTTCTCGCGCAGCGCCGACACGGCCATCGAGTGGACCGGACAGAACTGGCAGAGGAACTGCTTCGGGCCGAAGTCCTTCGGGCGCTTCTTGCCCGCATCGGACCACGCCTCCTTGACGTCTTCGGCCGCGCCCAGTTGCTTGCTCTTCGACATGTAGTCGCCGCACTGCGGGTTGCGACTGTGCTGCTTGAAGCACTTCATCGCATCGTCCTGGTAGTTGTTCTTCAGCGCATAGAAGGAGCGACCGAGTCCGGTCTCGCCGCCGTTCAGCGCCTCCCGGATCTGATCCAGGATCTGCTCGCGCTCAGACTTCACATCCCACGCGGCCTTCGGGATCTTGATGAGGTTCCCGATGTGCTTGGTGCCGGTTGCCCGGTCGGTATGATGCCGCTCGATGGTGTCCGCGAGCAGCACGTCTCCGTCTGGGTGCCCCTCGTAGTCCGGCAACTCCTCCAACGTCTTGCACTGGAGGCAGGACAGGAGTCGGATCTGCTCCGTCATCAGTACCAACCGTTCGTCGTGTGAAAGTCCAGGGCGTGGCATGCGGTTCCGTACCGCTGTTCGACATAGACGATACCCGCGTCGATCTGCTTGCGCCAATCCGACGTGCGTTTCGCGCCGACGCTTCCCCAGGTGCTCGGTAGGAACTGCGCGATCCCATAGGCGCCGCTGTCGGTGTTGTAGGCGTGCGGACGCCAACGGGACTCCCGGTGCCACAGGCGCTTCAGGCAGGGCCACTGGTCGGGAGGTACCTGCTCAGCCGCGTACGTCTTCGGGGTCGGCGGTTCGGGGTTCGCCTGGTGCGGGTGAAGGATGGCCAGCGCGGTCAGGATGAGGGCATGAAGGAACTCCATTCAATCCACCCTATCGGCGAATCGATTGGAGTTGCCCTACAGCAGGTCGGCCTCCGGCGTCGGGACGTAGCCCGGTGTGCCGTGCTCCAGGCCGTCCTGGAACACCTTGTCCTCGGCCTCGTGGATGCCGAAGTACCGGTCGTGGAGGTCCTTGCGGGCGCGGTAGGTGGTGCCCTCGACCTGGCCGCCACGGTTCGGGTTGACCTTCTTGTACTTGCCGTCGGTCAGGCCCTCGCCGAGGTCGGCGTTCATCGAGCGCGTGCGTGGGTACGCCATCAGACTGCTCTCTTTCCAGCGCCGTTGCGCCGCTTTCGGTTGTTGAACAGGTCGGCCAGCGGGGCACCGGCTCCCGTGCTCTCCTTGGCCGACTCGACGGCCTTCGGCTTGCGGACGTGCCGACGACGGTCGGTCGCCTTCAGTGGCTTGTGTGCCATCTACATGACCCCCAGGGATGGGAAGGACGTCCCCTGCATCCCCGACTGGTTGCCCGAGTAGTCGACTCGGGCTCCCGGGTACAACTCATCGAGCCGGACCACGTCGTAGATGCTGAACGCCGGACGGTCGCCGTACCCGAACCTGGGAGGGAACGGGTTCGTTCTCGGCAACGGCGGGCGGACGTTGTATGCCGGGTCGACCGGGCCGTCGATGGCAGCGGACGCCAAGGCTTCCCCCACGAGCCGCTCCTCGTTCGTGTTCCACGGCTTCGTGCGGTCGTACCAGGAATCAGCGCTGTTGCTCATCCCTCTTAGGGTACCCGGAATCGGGTCAGCGAACCTCGTCCACCAGGTTCAACGTAAGAGCCTCATCGGAGTCGATCCACCAGTCCTTACGGTCCCAGTTGCGCCGGATCTTGGCCGCAGTGAGGGTGCCGTTGGACCGCTTCACGAAGATGTCGATGATGCGCTTCTCGATGCGCTTTACCCAAGCGACCTCGTCCTCGATGTCGAAGGTCTTCCCGGCCGCCCCGAACGCTGCCCGGTGGATCATGACCCAGCCCTCCGAGCCGACCCATCGGTGGTCACCGGCCTGGAGAAGAATGCCTGCCATCGACGCGGCCATGCCGAGGCATCCGGTCGTGACCTTGTGGCCCTGGTTGCTGAGGGAGCGAAGGAAGTCGAAGAGGACGAACCCGTCGATGATCGAACCGCCCGGGCTGGTGAAGATGACCTCGATGTCGCAGTCGGGGTCCTCGCGGTGCCAGCGGGTGAGTCGCTCGACGCACGCCCTGACGGATGCAGAGCCGACGGAATCGGTGAACCGGTAGACGCGGTGGTGCTCGTCCTTGGCTAGGACGGCCCGCTCGCTGCGCTCGTTCTCCTCGGCCTCCACCTCGGCGTACCGGGCTTCGGCTACCGCCTTGCGGGCCTCAGCCTCGGCCTTGGTGGTGTTCGCGGTATGAAGGCGGGCCTGCGCTCGCGCGGCTTCGGTCTCTGCGCGCACCTTGTCGGCGAGCACTTCCGGGTCGACGCTGGCGTAGGGGTTCTCCTGGGTCACGGTGGTTCCTCCAAGCGGTTGTCCGAAGCGTTCTGCGTTGCTCCCATCCTGGCACGCTGAGCCGTCCGGTTATGAACGCGCAAGAGGGTCTTGACGGCCCCTTGACGTACGACTACGCTGTCCTCATGGTCGAGATGACGGAAGAGCAGTTCGAGGCGATCTACGAGGCGCTCGAACTTGCGAACAACGGGTACACCAACGAGGACGTGCCTCGGCTCGTTGCGCTCGAAGGCAAGGCGTGGACGATAGTCCAAGAGGTCAAGCAGGATCAGACGTAGGGCTGTCCCGCTCGGGTCGGTCCCTGCTTGCGGGGCTGGCCGTTGCGCGTCGGGAACGACATCTCGATGTGCTTGCCGCCCTCCCACGTCACCGCCTGCACCTGGTGAGGATGAAGTTCGACACCATGCTCCATGGCGATCGCGTTCGCAGCGCTGCGGTAGGCGTCCTCAAAGTGCTCGTATCGAGACGTGCCGCGCTTCAGGTCCGCTGACTGAAGCCCACGTCCCTGCTCCCAGCCCTGCATCCGGTTAGCGGCGATGTCGTGCGCGCGACCGTCGATCGTGACCGGACCGGCCGTATGCGGCTCGGCGATGTTGCGAGCGAACGAGTTCGTCTTCGGCGCCGTACGGCGCGGCATGACCTCGTCCGGGCTCTCCCCGTCGATGATGCGCTTCGCCTTCAGCAGCCCGCTCAGCGGGGCGCGCGAGATCGACATGCCACGGAGAACGTCCTTAGCAGGCTCCCCTGCGAGCCGCGCGTTCTCCATGTGCTCCTCGGCGAGCGCCGGGTTGTGCGCCTTCGCCTGGTGCGCTAGCGAGCGGTGGAAGCGCGCGTCCGACTCCGACTGCTGGATCGTCTTCCAGTCGGCGCTCTTCAGCCCGCGCAGTTCACTGAACGCGTGAATGTTGGAGTTCTCCCAGTCCATGTTCGGGCTGACGGCCGCGACCATCCCGGCGCCCTGGTGCATGCTCAGGTGCGTGCCACGGATCCCCTTGTCGACGGCCTCGTGGACCTGGTCGTACCAGCGGGCGCCGCGCGTGCGTACCTCGGACGGTGTCGCGCGGTAGACGGCAGCGATGTTCTGCACAGCCTGTCGGTGCTGGATCGGGTTCTTCTCCGGACTGATGTCGACCAGAGGAAGTTTCGGTGAGCGGTCTCCCTTGGCCATCAGCCGTCTCCTCTTCCCTGCCAGTTGGCGTCCTGCTGGGGTGTCTTCGGGGTGGACGACTTGATCGCGTCAATCTGACCCCGGAAGGCTGCGTCTCGGGACTCCCCGATGTGCCGCGTCGCCTCTTCGAGCATCTCGTTGCCTGCGGTCGGCTGGTGGTCTCCGGTAGCGCGGGAACCGCGTCCGAGCGCGTCTATGGACTCCTTGACGCTCGCCTGAGTAACGCCCATCTTCAGCAGCGGATCGCTGGCAGCGCGGAGTCTCTCCAGGGACCACCCGGCCGTCGGGCTGGGCGGGTTCTTGGCAGCAGCGCGGTAGGCACCGGAGGCGTGCGCGCCCGGGCTCATCGCCATGACGGGCTCAGCCTCTTCAACTGCGACGCGCGGACCGGATCGATCTGCATCGCACCGGAGGGGCTTCCGGTGGCGCCGTACTTCGCCTGGAGCCGGGCCATCTCGCTCGGGCTCGTGATGGCGGACTTGCCCATGTGCGCGAGCCGCTCCACAGGGTCACCGGAAGCGGTCCACCGGAGGCCGCGCATCTGCGCGCGCACGCCAGCGTCAGGGCTGACGTACTCGTTCCAGTAGTAGTCATTCGGGTCGATGCGCTCGCCCTTGTGGACACCGCGCTGGTAGGACCGCTGGGTCAGCCGCTCTTGGATCTTGCCGAGCAACTTGTCCTGGCGCCGGTTGACGATCGTGCCGAGGTAGCCGTCGGGGTACTCGGCCTCGGGGACGCGCTGGCCCATCATCGAGCGTCGGGCGTCGAGGGCGTCGCGGAAGCCGATCGCTTGGTGGCCGCCACCACCATTGGCGCGGTTGATCGAGCCCGGGGTGCCGATGTTGTACGGCGTCAGGGACTGCCAGTTTTGGCCGCTCATCGCCGGGGCCGCTTCAGGTTGATGTCGACGCCGTGCTTGACGTCGAAGATGGCGTCCTGGTGGTCGCTGCGGTCGTTCGGCCGGGCGTACCCGAGAGAGAGCGCCTGCGAGCGGCTGGAGACGCGGTCAGCGGCGTCGAGCACAGCCTCGTCGCCTTCGCGCCATCCCCCCTGGTGGACCGTCGGGTCGTTCGGGAAGGCGGTGTGTATCTCGGCCAGGTGGTTAGCCACGTCAGCCGGGGAGAACGAGTCGGCGGGGATGCGACGGGCCGGGAACGGGGTTCCCTTGGCGGTCGGCTTGCCACCCACCATGTAGCCGTCGTCGGTGCCGACTCGGACCTCCTTCATGGTGTAGGCGTGCCGAGAGGCCCCTCCGGCCAGGACCTGGTCACGGAACTGCTCGTCACTCAGGGACGCGGCCTGGGGTGCGGGCGTACGCTTCTTCGCCATGAGCACCTCCTGCCTTGTGGCTGTCGCCTTCGCCGACGACGGTGAGGTCGAGGGCTTTGCTGCTGTCTGTCAGTGCGGTTGGGTCGGTCCCGTTCGCCTAGAGCCCGTGGAGGCCGAGGTGGACGGGGTTGGTCACTTCTTCAGGAACCCGAACTTGCTCTTGGGTCGCTGAGGTACGACGGTCTGCGCGGGCGCGGCGCCCTGTCCCTTCGCAGCCGTCGCGGTGAAGGAGCCTGACTGGTGACCCTGGGCGAAAGACTGCGTCCTGGTCGGGGCGGTCGCCTTGTGATCAGCGATCTCCCGGGCCCAGTCGATGTCGGTTCGTTCAAGCGCCATAGGAGGCTCCAAAGCGGAGTGAGACGGTCGTGGGAGGACCCTGGACGGTCGGACGCGGCTGCTTCTGCATCGATCCCGCCTGGTGCCCTTGGGCGAAGGACGCGGCACGGCCACCGGCCGCTACGGTCTCCCGCTCAGCCACCTGGGCGCCCGTGCGCGTGGCTACGGCACCTCCGGCACGGGCCGCTGCGGCACCGCCGACGCGCGAGGCTACGGCTGCGATTGCGCCGATCATCGGCTCAGGTGTTCTGGCCGTACTGACGGCGCAGGTAGAAGTCGCGGTTCCCGAGCGCCGACGGCACGATGACCGTGTTGCGCTGCGTCTGAGCGGCCTCAGGCGCGGTCGGGTACGAGTGCTTGACCTGGGGGGCTCCCTGGAATCCGTTGCGCTCCATGACGGTGGCGCGGCGGCTCGCAGTCGCGGCCTCGATCATGCCGCCCTTGGAGTTGCCGGTCTTCGGGACCGAGCGACCCTTGATGGGCTTGGCCACGTTGGCCAACTTTGCGGCCTCGGTCCCCATCGTCGGGAACGACGTGACGGTCTTGTCCTTTGCCATGCGTGGGCTCCTCTTAGCCGAACGTCCGGTACGGCGAATCCAGCCAGCCGCGCTGGCGCTTCTCCCAGGTGTCGGCGGACAACCCGTTCTTGCTCGCCAACTTCTGGCTTCCGGACCCGACCAGGAGTCGATCCTGGTCCGTGGATCCGTAGCCGAGGCCGGTCGGCTTGACGTTGTCGAGGACAGAGGTGGGCTTGAATGCGCCCACACGCGTGCCGCCGAGGAACTCCTCAGTGCGCCGTCCCGAACCGTTCGCCATGCCGATACCTCCGCAGGATTCCCTCTCAGGATACGAGGTATCGCTTCCGGCCTACTACTCTCCACAAGGCGTACGAAAGCCCCTCCCAGGTCATCCAGGAGGGGCTTTCGCTCAGAGGTAGGTCAGACCTGGCAGAGGGAGGGATCCCACGTTCCGATTACCCGGTCATGGCACGAAGAACTGGCGTCGTCGTTGACGTTTAGGTTCGACAAGTTCCAGTACTTGTGGTCGCTGGTGTCTGCGTTCGTAAGACCGACCAACTGTCCTCCGGTTCGGTTGATGTCGTCGTACAGTCGGATCCGGAGGCTGCCTTGGCTGTTGGCCTTGTCGATGTCCACCGACGAGGCCTCGCCGTTACCAATGCTGTCGTGGAAAGAGTTGTCCCAGCCGAACCCTTCCCCGTACTTCTCCACCAGGTTCCCGCAGTTTGCGTCCTTCCATACTGCGATGAACCCGTTGGTGACACCGGAGCAGGTAGCGCTGGCTGAGGCGGTGCTGAAGCCCAGAAGCGCGCCGAGCAACAGCGCAAACAGGGCCGGAATGACAAGAATCTTCTTCACTAGATCTCCTAGATCACTTACATGTTGACGGGTCGGGGGTGGTACGTACGCACTCCCACCGGATCATCGCGTTCTCCGTGTCGAAGACCCGAACGTAGTCACCCTTCTCGTCCGAGAAGAGGAGCACGTACTTCGCCAAACCTTGCTTCTGTAAGCGCGTCACCTCGTCCCAGGTTACGGTGTTTCCCTCGTAGATTGGGTCCAGTTCCGTCGGCTCGATCATCTCGGATTGGTGCGCGGGGGTGTGGGTAGCCGTTGCAAGGACATAACCCGCAGTCAGCGCAACGGTAGATAGCACCGCGCTCGCAAGAAGCACAAAGGGTCGCCTCACCGGCTACTCCACGAAGACTCGGAAGACGATGCCGGAGACTTCGCGGTCAGGCATCTTCACGGTCACGAATCCGGGCCGGAACGAGAGCACGAGTCCGCGCGTGCCGACGTACGACTGCGCGATGGCGAGGGCTTTCACAGCCTGGTTGACTGCTCCGGCGCCGACGGCTCGGAGGATGACCTTTCGGCTGTCGTAGACGCCGTGCGAGATGGCGGACGCGAGCGCGGGGGCCGAGGAGCCGCTCCGGACCTTCAGCAGGAACTCTCCGTCGTCGGTGAGTTCGGGGCGTGGCGCCGTCTTGGGGGCCGAGTCGTCTGACATCTGATGCTCCTGGTCCGTATCGATTCGCGCTTCGGATTCCAGCGTAGCGATTCGGGAACCGATCTTAGGAGTCACTGAGACGGGCGATGACCTCCTCTTCATACCTCGTCGTGGCCCCACGGTCGATTGCTTCAGCCAGCCGGGACAGTGCGAACGCGTCAGCCTCGTTGTCGTCGGAGAACTCGAATCCCCACTTCTTGTAGACCCCGAGGAGCATCTCGTTCTTGGCCGCGTTCCCCTTGCCGGTCGTGAACTTCTTCAGCGAGGTCGGGGGCACGATCGTCGGGGAGAGCCCGGTGTCGTGCAGCGCCACCTTGACCACGGCTCCCAGTTCCCCGGCCTGCTCGCGGCCGTTCTTGGCGCCCATGGAGTAGCCCTCCATGCAGACTCCGAGGATCGAGGTCTCGAAGTCCACGATGTGGGTGCTCAGCACCGACCGGAACCAGGCGTCGATGGCGACAAGCCGCTCGACCCCGGCCCCGTGCTCCTTCTTGCTGAAAGCCCGTGACCACGCGGTGTAGTTCAGGAGGTCGGGATCCCAGAAGACGATCGAGAACCCGGAGTAGGACTGGTCGATGCCCATGTAGGCGTCGCGCATCTCACGACACCCGCACCTTCAGCGCCTCGAAGGTATGAAGCCGGAGGTCCTCCAGCGTGCCGTCGTTCTCCACGATGACGTCGAACAACTCGTCGGCCAGCCCGGCGTCGGAGACGTGCGCGTTGACCGGACCGACTCCCGGGCGATTCACCTTCCACAACTCCCCGCTCGGGAAGTTCTCGCGGAGCGCGACCAACTCGTTCGGGAACCGGACGTCGGTGATCGCGAAGCGCTCCTCGGGCTCGGCCTTGATCTGGTCGAGGACGATGTCGACCCAGACGCTGTCGCGGATCAGTTCGCGGCCGACCTCGGTGCCCATCACCTGGAGCATGCGGCGGACCTCCGGATGACTCTTGGCGTCGTCCCAGCCCTCCTGGTCGACCAGTTCCTGGAGCCGAAACTCCCCGCCCGTGATGCGGGCCCCGATGATCGGGTTGAGCCGGTAGCAGGCGAGCCGGAGCACGTCGGCGAACGCGAGCCTCCGGTAGCCGTACTCGGCCAGGAAGCCGAAGACGGTGTCCTTGCCCGACCGGGCGTAGCCGTGCAGGCCAATGACGCGGGGCAGTTCGGTGGTCACGGGGCAACCCTTCCGTTGGCGATGAATGCTGCGTGGACGATCGGGAAGTGCTCGGCAAAGTCGGCCTCGTACTGCTCGGCGACCATCTCGATCTCCCGCTGCGGGAACGACGGGAAGTGCGACTCCTCGGCCTTGGTGCGGAGGCTGAGGAAGTTCATCAGCGCGCGGAGGTTCATGGTCACGTAGCAGGTCGAGAAGATGTTGACCGGCAGGCACATCCTCGCGACCTCCTTGGCGATGCCGTGACCCAGGAGCCTCTCGTACGCCTCGTAGGCGGTCTCGTTCGCCCACTCGATCTGCGCGCGGACCTCAGCCAGTTGCGCGTCAGTGCCGGGCTCGAAGACGTAGGCGCCCGGCTTGCCGGTCTGCACGAGGTTGCGCTCCGTCCCCGGGAGGTAGAACTCAGGCTCCAGTTGCTTGTACCGGCCCGACTCCTCGTTGTACGAAGCGATGCGGTGCCGGTGGTGCTCGCGCCACACGAAGATCGGGGCACGGACGCGCCAGGTCATAGTGCAGTGCTCGAACGGGGAGCCGTGGCGTCCCTGCATGAGGAAGTTGATGAGCCCCTCGACCCGCCCGGGCTCACCCTCCTCGGATCGCTCGCCGAGAGTGGAGACCCAAGCGGCGTGCGCGACCTTCAGGTCGTCGCCGTGGATGTCGACCAGTTCGACCGGGATGTCGGAGCGGAAGATCATCTCAGTCACGGCATCTCCTGGTTGACGATGATAAGGAGGTTGTCCATCACCTTGTCGACCCGGGCGCGCTCTACAGCGAGAGCCTCCTGCAACGCATCCACGCTCGGCGGGGCGGGCTGCTGGAAGTAGGAGTTGAGCGCCTCATGCAACTTCTCCGCCAGCGCGAGCGGGAGCCGGATCGGGCCGGACTGCACTCCGACGCCCTCCTGCACCTCCTCGGTATGAAGGGTCACTCCATCGGCGGTGATCTCCTTCACGGCGTCGAACCGCTCGGTGCCCTGCCAGTGGTAGTACTGGCCGACCAGGAGGTCCACCATCGGACCCTCGCGGTTCAGGATGTCGCTGAACGGGTTGGTGCTGGCTCGTGCGATCCAGTGGCGGGTCATCCCCAGATCTCCTCTGCTGCTTCGGTGAGGGAGCCTGCCAGTAGGTTCGCGAATCCGATCTCGCGGACCTCAGGAAGGTTCATCAGGTGCCCTCGTACGACGTCGACCTTGGCGTTGCGGGCGTTCTCCATCGCTACAAGTTGCTGGAACTTCCCGCCCCACCGTCCGGTCATCCAGTCAGTCTTCTCGACTAGCGGGGCTACCGCAAGGGCGACGCGCCGCGCGGTTGCGTCCGCCGTTGCGGCGCGCGCTTCCAGGTCACGGTTCACACGCTCCAGGCGGTGAACCCGGTTGCTTTCCATGGCCAGCCGGATGACCAAGAAGGCCACCAGGGCCATGAGTGCTGCGATCAGGTATTCCATCGGTCGTCTCTTCCTTCTCGTGCCGCACGGTTCACGCGCCGCGTCAGTTCTCGGGACAGCAAGGCCGACTTGCGCTCGGCTGCGTCGAACATCATCGCCACCATCTTCCGGAAGGCGTAGGCGGCGTGGTACGCCTCCTGCGTCTTCAGGAACTCCGGGTCCTCGTACGTCTTGGCCTTGGCGGCCGTGACCGTCGTGGTCTCAGTCTTGTTCGCCAGCGCCCCGAGAGCCTTGTGCTTGTCGAGTGCGGCGCTTGCCTCCTTCTCGTCTACCTCCGCTGCGGCCAGTCGAGCGCCAAGGAAGTTCGTCCACCGAACCAGTTGGCTGAACAGGCTCATCAGTTGCGGGTCCGTCAGATCGGTGAGGTCGTCGGGAAGATCGGGAAGCCCGTGGCTCGGCTTCATCGGCACGTCCAGCCCCAGGCGCTCGGCGCGGGCTGCGGCCCTTCGGCTTGCGTCGCCCTGCTCCGACGTCTCGTCCGTCCTGCTCTGCTTCACTCTGCGGGCCATCCCAGCACTCCTTGTAGAACGGGCACTCCTTGCACACGCGCGCCTCGGGGCCGGTGTGCTCGGGCTTGCGCGGCGGCGGGCTGTCGTTGTCGAGCCGCTTCTTGATGTCGTACGCCTTGTCGAGCAGGTCCTGGATCAGGTCCTGGTTGAACTTGACGCTGTACTCCTTGACTCCCTGGTTCGCCTTGTACTCGTAGATGAAGATGACCCGGTCGATCGGGATCCCCATCTCCTTGGCCAGGAAGCCGTAGATGTTCGTCTGCTTGATGTGGCTCTTCAGGGGCCGCCGCAGTTCCTTCCACGCCTTGTCGAGGTCGTAGATGCTGGTGCCGTCCACGGTCTCTACCAGGAATCGGTTGAGCCAGGTCGGCTCCTCGAAGCGGAGCGTGCCCATGCCGATCGTCTTGACCTCGATGAGCGCGGACAGGTCTATCACCGCGCCGTCGCCGTGTCCGCCGATGAGGAACTTCTCGCTGAACAGCGGCACCTCCTTGTAGCGCCAGTTGCCGGTCGCGTAGTCCTCGGCGGACAGCGTGTGTCCGTGGCGGATCTCGCCGTCAACCTTGTCAACCCACGTCCCGTACAGTCGGCCCATCTCGGCAAGCCAGCCCTGGTACTTTCGGTGGACGTCGTGTCCCTCCTCGAAGATGTTCTGCAACTGGAACGAGTACGACCGGCCACTGCTCAGACGCTCGGCGTCGTCTTGGCGGTAGTGCCGGATTCGCAGGAACGTCTGCCTCGGGCACCAGTCGTCTTTGCACATCTCCGACGGGTGGATGACCTTCTGGTCTCGGTCGTCGGCCATCGCCTTGGCGTGGACGTGCTTCTGGATGTCCTTCAGCAGGAGTGTCGGGCTCGCCTTCGCCTCCGACACTCCCTTCAACTTCCCGCTTACTCGGGTGAGTCGTCGCGCGGGCTTGGCGGACGCCATACCCACTCCTCCTTCGGCGTGAAGCGACGGAGTGTCGCGCGATCGTCGGCGTACATGCCGCCCCAGACCCCGAAGGCCTCGTTGTTGATGAGGCTGAAGATCAGGCACTCGTGGCGGTTCGGGCACACGACACCGTCGGACCAGCCGTTGCAGATTGCAATGGCCTCGTCCTCTTCCTCGAACCACGGGTCATTGTCCGGGGTGACAGGGAAGCCGACGCACTTGCCGCCGTTCTCCCCAGCGTCGGGCTGCGGGGTTCGCAACTTCATGACCATCAGGCGTCACCACCCTGAAGGTCTTCGAGCACCTGGAGCAGGTAGTCCTTGTTCATGATCACGAACTCGCGACCACCCATCTCGATGATGAAGAGCATCTCCCGGCCAGCCAGCAGCGCGTGCTTGTCGGCGGTGAGCAGGTCCTCCAACTTCAGGGTGTACTGGCTCTTGGTCGTCGTCTTGTACTCGATCGAGAAGTCATCGGTGCGGACGTCGTTCTTGTGCCAGTCCCCCGCTCCTGAGCGTGGATTGGTGTAGCCGCCGAACTCCTTGGCTCCCCGCTGCTCCTGCTTCTTGGAGGCCTTGTGCCCGGCGCTCATAGCGCGCTCTCGTACGGCCGGGGCTTTCCGCCGCGCCGGAGACGTCGGCGCTCTTCTCGCTCGATCAGACGCTCGTGGGAGTAGAGCATCCACGCGATCTTGTCGCCGGAGTTCGGCCGGATCGTCTTCCGGTAGTACTTGCGGTGCTGCCTCATCCGGAGGTTGCGTGTCTTCATGACGCCGCCTCGGTATGAAGCGAGGTCACTGTCTTGGTGCCGACCGTGGCGGCGGCATCCATGTCCTCCTCGGTGACGATGATCGCGTCAGGTCTGCGCGCCCGGTCGAGGATCTCCGCCTTCAGGTCCTCTTGGAGCCCGAGGTCCTCGCGGATCCCACCGAGCATCGCTTCCTTGCCGCGCCATCGATGCGTCGGGTTGGTCTTGTCCCCGACGTAGAAGTACGCGCCCGAGCGCTTGATGACGTCGTAGAGGACACCCATCGTCTGGATCTCCTTGGCGACGTCGTAGTCACCTCGGGTGAAACCCATCACCGGGGCGTCTCGGAAGTAGAAGTCGACGCTGGCGATCTGCTGCGGCGCCGCGCTCTTGTTCTTGATCGTCTTGACCTTGATGACCTGGCCGACGCGCGTCTTGCCCTTGCCCGGCCGGGCCTCATCGATCCACTCTGCGCGGCGGACCTCGACGCGGACGTAGAACGCGTAGTTCTTGGCCTTGCCACCCGGAGTCGTCTTTGGTGTCCCCTGCGGGCTGAAGCCGCCGATCATGTCGCGGTACTGGTTGATGATGATTCCGAGGAACGGTCGCTCCTGGCCCTTCATGTCCCGCTTGGTGACCGCTCCGGCCTTTCGGAAGAACTTGCCCGTGAGTCGGGCGCCGACGGCTACGACGGCCTCGTCCATGTCCTTCTCGGCCTCGTCGTCAGCGATGAGCGCCGGGTACGAGTCGAGCACGATGCAGTCGACCGCCCGGGACTCCGCGAACTTCAGGATCGTCTCGTACGCGTACTCCATCGCCTGGGTGGACACGACCAGCACGCGGTCGTTGTCTACGCCGAGTGCGGCGGCCTGGTCGGTGTCGTAGTGCTCGGCGGCAAGCCACATGGTCGTGAACTCAGGGTCGCGGGCCTGGTTGGCGGCGATCGTCTTCAGGACGATAGCCGTCTTGCCGTGGCTCTCCTCGCCGATGACCTCGATCCAGTGGTTGGCGGGCCAGCCGCCTCCGAGGGCGATGTCCAGGGAGAGCGAGCCGGTGGTGAAGCGGTCGGCTACGACCATCTCCGAGCCGAGGACGATGGCGCCCTCGCCGTGCTCCTTGATGACCTGGGCCATGAGGGCCCGGGCTTCGTCATTGACAGGCATCTGCCCTCCACGCGAATCGGTTCTGTGAATGGCATCTTAGAAACGATTCGCGTGGAGGGCCAGCGCACCTAGTTGCTACCTCGGGGTCAGATTCCGCAGACCCCGGAGACGCAGGACAACTCGTTGCCGACCTCGGCGTACTCGTAGCCCTCCCAGCCAGCCGCCTCGCTGTACGAGACCGGGGTGAGGGGCTGTCCGCCACGGGCGCCGTCCGGGTAGACGGTGACTCCACGGAGCCGGGGCAGGTACTGCATGAGGATGTTGCCGAACTCCAGGGTCGAGAACGCCTGCTCCTCCTTGGCCGGGAGGTTCAGTGTCGAAGAGATCCCGTGGTCGACCCACTGCTGCACCCACGCCTGGAACTCCAGCCGACGAGCCGGGTCCTTGGCCAGGTCGTAGGCGTCCTCGATCCGGTCCGGGTCGACGCCCTTGTCTACGAGCCTCTTGGCTGAGGAGTCCACGACGTACTGGAAGTGCCAGTCGCTGCCCTTCAGGTACCGGCGCTTGTACGCCTTCGCGAACATCGGCTCGATTCCGGTCGTCGTCTCGGCCAGGATCCCGATCGTGCCGGTCGGGGCGATCGCGCGGGTCTTGATCGGCCGGGAGACTCCGAGCAGGTCGGCGTACTCGTCGGCGTAGAAGCCGCTCATCGCGTACGCGTCAAGCCACTGTCCCAGTTCGTCGTTCGGGGCGTAGGGGAGTGACCTTTCTGCGAGCCACTCGCTGATGCCCATGAGGCCGAGCCCGAGCCTGCGGTTCTGCGCGCGGACGTCGGCGACCTCCTGGTACGGGACCTTCGAGTACAGGGTTCCGCACAGGAGGAAGGCCGTGGCGACCTTCGTGATGCGCTCCATCTCGTCGCGGCTCTCGACCCGGGACATGTTGATCGACCCGAGGTTGCAGATGTCGTTGTTGTCGCGGCTCGTGACCTCGGTGCAGGCGTTGCGGAGGTGCTCGCCCGCGTTGCCTCCGACGTCGATCGAGAAGCCGGGCTCTCCGGTATGAAGCATGTGCTCCACGACGTCCCAGTAGACCTTGTGCGCCCAGTGATGCTGGTGTGAGTTCTCGTCGTTGTACGCTGCGAAGAACTCGTCGTCCAGGATGACGCTGATGTTGGTGCCATCCATCGGTGCCGGGAAGTTGAAGTCCTTCGCCTTCATGGCCTTGATGTCGTCGCTCCAGTCCTTCAGCGCGATGAACTCGAAGACGTCCGGGTGGTTCCAGTGCAGCCCCGCCCAGATCGCGGCGCGTCGACTACCCCCCTGCATGATGTGGCGTCCAGCCTCGTTGACCATCTGCATGAGTGCGGTAGGACCGGTGGAGGTGCCACCCATGCCCTTGACCAGCGCGCCCCGCTCGCGCAACTTCGAGTAGACGACACCGATCCCGGCGCCGGTCATCAGTCCGTTGGTGGCGCGCTCCATCAAGTTGGCCCACGACTCGCGGCTGTCCTCGACGTCCATCAGGAGACAGTTCTGGGTCTGGTGGAACTTCTCCCCCGTGGCGTACAGGTAGCGGCCTCCAGGCATGAACTTTCGGTCGCTGATGTAGCCGACCATCTCCTCTACTAGCCCGGGGAAGTACGGCCCCATGACCTCCTCGACCACGCGCCGAGGAGTCGAGACGGACCCTGGTCCCTGGTCAAACCAGACCTCGCCAGGCTTGCGGTACTTCTGGTCGTAGATGGTCGAGGCGAGGCTGGACATCTGGTTTGGGGCAGACACAACTAAGGCTCCTGGCTCTGTAAAGGGTCGGTCGGGGTACTACGGCGTCACGATCCGCCGACGTTGCGCGCGATGTAGGACGACGGCTGGTAGTTCGACTTGCCACCAGCGCCGCCTGACGCGACCTGTCGTGCGGGTGTTGCGGGGCCCGCGTCTTCGCCGCCCGGAAGGCCAGCACCGGCAGTGCTGTGCGCGAAGCGCGGGTTGTAGCCACAGGTGTAACACTGTGGCATGGCGTTCGGGGTTCCGTGCGGGCGGAAGTAGTCTCCGGACCCGCACTCGGGGCAGTTGTCCTCGACCCGAAGGTGCTTAGCCTTCGTCGGATCTGGGCGGTACTCACCCTCCGGTACTTGCTGCGGCTGAGGCTGCTGCTCCGGCTGTGGTTGCTGCTGCTGCGGTGTCGGGATGACCCCCTGCTGCCACCAAGGTCCCTGTTGTGCAGGTGCCTGCGGTGCTGGCGCGGGGGCCGGTTGCTGGGGCTGCGCGTCTGCGATCTTCCGGGCCCAGAAGTCACTCATAGACGCCCACCTCGTTCACCGTTATCAAACCCAACGCCGCCAGTTCAGTGACCACTGCCAGGGATCCGGCGGTGACCTGGTCCTCTACCGCTGCTGCGAATGCTTCCTTCTGCTCGTCTGCAATCTCTGTAGTGCTGCTGACCAGAATAGCGCGGGAGATCACGGAGGCGGCCATCGCGCCGAGGGTAGTGACTACCGGTAGGAGGTGGCCGATGACCTCGGTACGGTCGTGGGAGTCTTGGTGCTCCATGTCCCACCCGTCGGGTGTTGAGATCGGCATGTCGAGTGCCTGGAAGATGCCGTTGTCGACTGCCGTGTGAGGGAGAATGTCCCACACCATGTTCCGCTTGATGGCCTCGTTCATCCGGTAAGGCTCGTCTTCTTCGGTCACTTCGCCTCACTCCACCTCTCTACTACCTTCACGTCGCTGGTCAGCGGCGTCTTGATCAGGGACGCAATCCCCTCGCCGAGCATCGCCTCGCGAACGAGATCGACGGCGATGTCGGTGCGTCCGTCCGGGCAGACGACCACGAGTTCGTCATGCACCGACAGCGACAACTTGATGTCGTCCGGCAGCGAGCGGTGCAGCCTGACCATCGCGAACTTGATCAGGTCCGCCGCACTCCCCTGGATCAGGGAGTTGACCGCCTGACGCTCGGCGTATCCGGAGACGGAGAAGTCCTTCGCAAAGATCTGCGGCAGCCTGCGTCGGCGGCCGAACAGCGTCGTGATGTGCGGCGGCTTGCGACCCTTGCACCTCTTGATGACCGCGTCCTTGAACTTGTAGATCTCGGGGAACATCTCCTGGTGCTGCTTCAGGAACTTCTTGGCCTCGTTGACCCCGACACCCGCCATCGCTGCGACCTTGTCGGGCCCGGCACCGTAGACGACGGCGAAGTTGATGCCCTTCGCTGCCTGCCGCTGCTCCTTCGTGACGTCCTCTGGCTTGACCTTGAATACACCGGCAGCGGTGGCCGTGTGGGGGTCGAGCCCGGCGTGCAGGCCCTCGTACAGTCGTCCGTAGCCGATGAAGTGTGCGAGCAGGACCATCTCGACCTGGCTGTAGTCGGCGACGACCAACTTGTGTCCGGGTGGTGCGATGAACAGGCCTCGAATCTTCGTACCCAACTCGGTGCCCGGTCGCGGGATGTTCTGAAGGTTTGGCTCGCGGCAGGAGAACCGACCGGTGACGGTGCCGTACTGCACGAAGTCGGCATGGATCTTGCCGTCGAAGATTCGGCACGGCTTCTTCGGGTCGTCGGGGTCGCCGAGGTACCCGAGCACGTAGGTGCCGAGCAACTTGTTGACCTCCTGGTAGGCGAGCAGCGTCTTCGCCACCGGGTTGCTGGGGTACCGCTCCAGCGTCGCCGCGTCGGTGCTCGGGGCGCCGCCCTTAGTCTCCTTCTTCGGCTTCAGCCCCTGTCCCCCCTCGGCCTTCGGGCCGTAAAGGATCTGCTGCTTCTGCGGGTTGGAGTTGATGTTGAAGACCTTGCCTGCGGCCTTGTAGATGTCGGACTCGATCTCGACCACGCGCTTGCTGAGGTCCTCGCGCAGTTCCTCGATGGCTTCGACGTCGACTGCGGCACCTGTGATTCCCATGCTCACCAGCACACCGAGGACGTCCATCTCCAGGTCCCAGACGCGCTGGAGATTCTGCTTCTCGATGTACGGGAGCAGCCGGTTGCGGATCAGCCAGGTGTACTTCGAGTCCATGTACGCGTAGTGCGCGACGGTGTCGAACGGGTGCGCCTCGACGCACTTGCCGACCTGCTCGTGGTCGTACCGCACGCCGTAGTACCGGTCAGTGAGGTCCTTCAAGCCCTTCTGCTGGAGGTTCTCGTCCAGCAGCCACTGCAACACGATCGTGTCTCCGTACGGGGGAGGTGGGATCTCCCCACCGAAGTACTTCACGACGCTGATCAGGTCGAAGGTCGCGTTGTGCGCCCACTTCTCGATCTCGGTGCTGAAGAACAGCGGACGCAACAGGCTGAATACCTCGCTCGGCAGCATCTGCTCAGGCGGCTCGTCGTAGACGGCCGGGATCGGGTCGAACTTACCGGTCTCCTTGTTCTTCTTCTTGGTGGCCCGGCTGATCAGAGTCGACCCGTTCGGGTGTCCGAAGGGGACCACGATCGTGCGGCCGTGGGTTGCCATCGACATCCAGTTGACCGTGTTGCGTGTCGGCACCCCACGGTTCGGACCCCAGGCTTCAACGTCGAATACGAAGGCGTCCTGCTCCATGAAGTAGTCGACCTCGGCGGCCAGGTGATCTGGCGTGAGGACGACCGGGGTATGAAGCCGCTTCAAGTCACTGTCTCCGTCGGTGATACGCGGTGGGGGAGGGTGACCCCGCTCCCCCGGAGAGGAGGGCAGGGGAGCAGGGTCACCTGTGGGGAGGGAACGTCAGTCGAGCAGGTCCTCGGCGATCTCGCGCAACTCCGCCTTCGGGGTCGCCTTGACGATCTGGTCGGTCTCGTACCGCTGCTCCTCGAACTCGGCCAGTTCCTCAGGCGTCAGCGGCTCGACGTCGTAGTCATCCTGGAGGTCGCGCTCCTTGACCGGGAGCAGTGAGTACGTGACCTTCTTGTTGACCGACGTCTTGCTGATCTCGAAGTAGAGGTCCTCGCGGTTCAGCGGTGATGACTTCTTCTCGGACGCGAACTTCTTCAGCAGGTTGTTGACCTGCGGGCCCTGCCGGAGAATCTTGACGATCGGGTTCTCCGGGTCGCTGAAGTCCACGACGTTGAAGCAGCCCATCGCGCGCGGCTTGTCGCCGAGGTCGTCGCACAGCGGGCAGCCGTCGTTGTAGCAGACGTAGGACTTCTTCTTTCCCTTGCCGAGGCCCTCGACCCAGTGCTGCTTGTAGGTGACGGGCTTGTCATCGAGGATCTTGATGATGACCGGCTCGTCCTCCTTGACTTCGAGGTCCTCAGCGAAGTCACCGCTGGCGGTCTCCTTGGCGTACTTGTCGAAGGAGTCCCAACCCTCATCGATGCTGCTCTTGCTGCTGCCCGACTCCTCGTCGTTGCTGCGGCGGGACGGACGCGCGGCACCGGGGCGGCGACGGCTGCTCGGCCGGGTCTCCTCCTGCGCCTCGTCGTCCTCGGACTTGGTACTGCGCCTGATGCTGCGAGCCATCGTCTACTCCTCGACTTTCCAGTACTGGATGTACGTCTTCTTCTCGGCGGTCGTGCGTGCTGCCTCGTCCAGGTCGTCAGCCAGAAGGGCTGAGAGGATCCCGTCGAAGTTCTCGCGGAGGTCGTCCAGGTTGCTGTCTCCCGGTACCTCCTGGGTGACCGAGGCGAACACCTCGACGCCCTCGTAGTTGTTCATCGACACCTTGTGCTTGATCGCACGGGTGATCGTGATCGGCTTCTCGGTCATGCCGCTTCGGCCTTGTTGTTCTTGAACAGGTCAATGACACGAGCCGTGAAGTTCGTCTGCTTGATGTGCTTGGAGTGGTCGTAGAGGATCCCCTCCTCGCGTGCGATCTTCACGATCCCTTCCACCTGCTTGCGGGTGTAGAGCCTGCGCTTGCCGCGCGGGTCGTCACTGGGAGCGGTGAAGGTCGAGCGCGGGATGATCCCCTCGGACTCCCACTTGCGGATCGTCACCGGCCTGCGGTTCAGCGCGAGCGCCAACTGCCCGATGCTGAAGAACTCGACGTCCTTGCCTCGCACGGTGTAGACCTTCGGCTTCTCGGCCCACTCCTCGACCTTGGCGTCGACCTGATCCTTGTGCCCGATCTTCTTCTTCGAGCCCGGGTACGGTTCGAGTGCGTCCTTCCACTCGCGCTTGCTCACTCGGCCACCGCCTCGGTCAGAGGCTTGAAGGCGTACGACTCGCTGATGACGATGAGCGAGTCCAACTCCTCGTCAGAGAGCAGACCCTCTTGGTTGAGTACGTACAACTCGTCAGGGTCGAACACCACGACGGTCTTCTGGCAGCGCTCCAACAGGCCCTTGCTCTTCAGCAGTTCTTCGGCCGCGTCCTCGTCCAGACGCTCGCTGACCCGTCGCTCGTTCTTCAGCGTCCGGTAGGTCTTGTCACCGACGGTGACGGGGGTATGAAGGTTGAGGAAGAAGGATCCCTTCTCGTCCGTCAGCCCGCCGCCCTTGACCAGACCCATGAGGTCGGTGCGGAGATCCTTCTGGCGCTCGGCGATCAGGTCGCCTTGGTGCTTCAGGGTTGCCCACTGGCTGAAGATCTGCTCCAGCGAGCCCTTCTTCGGGCGACGCGGGGCGTCGGCTTTCTTGGCTGGCATTCAGTCCTCCGTGGTAGTTGCTCCGTGCTCCGGGAACACTACCTGAAGGTACCGACAGAACGCCACTCAGAAAGCGGGCGTGTCAACCGTGATTCTTGCGGGCCTTGTCCCAGGCCACTGCTTCGGGGTCGCTCTTCTGATCGGGGCGTAGGACGGTTTGGCGCTGGTCCTCGTAGATCGTGACCACCTCGCGCTTGGCCGGGTCGACCACGGCCACGAGCCCGTTCCGTACGTGCCTCTTCTGGCCCGGGTACCGCCCGGAGGCGTAGGTGTGGTGCGGCTCGTTGGCGGCCAGCCGGACGTGGTCGAGGTCGAAGCCTTTCTGCTTGGCGGTCCGGACAGCGTGGTGCGTGAGCCGGTACTCACGCTTCTCGGGCTCGCCCCACTGGACGCCCAGCATGTCTGCAATCGATGCCATGACTCCAGGGTAGGGCGACGTCAATGGCCCTTGGTATCTCTGTTGTCAGAGCGTGTCGATCAGGAACTGCTTCAGGCCGGTGAGGTTGTTCTCAATGACCCCCTTGCGGCCCGCTCCCTTGCCGTCGACCACGGCACGGGCGACCTTCCGCTTCAGAGCCACGACGTCGTACCGGCGCTGCTCCACGGTCCGCTCGGTCAGTGCATTGTGGATGAAGACGTTGTCGAACTTGCTGCTCGCGCGGACGTGGCGGGCGTTGATCTGGTCCTGCTTGCCGCTGCTCCAGGCAAGGTCGTAGTTGATCAGGTGGTTTGCCATGAAGAGGTCGACCCCATAGCCCCCGGCGTGGCTCGACAGGAACAGCCGGGTCATCGGGTCGCGCTCGAACTGGGACTGCGCGGCGGCCTTGGCGGCAGCGTTCATCTGACCGTGGTACCGGACGGACCGGTACTCGTGGAACGCGTGGTGCAAGGCGTTGCTGATGAACGGGAAGACGCTGAAGATGATGACCTTGTTGTCCGGGTGGGACTCCAGGATCAACCGTGTCTGCTCGACCACGTAGTCCATCTTCGGCGTTGCCCTCAGCCCGTCGAGCACCCCAGACTTCAGAAGGTCGTTGGCATACCGCGAGCCCTTGCCCTCCCCGAGTGCGTACTCATCACCGGACCGGCGGAGCAGGTCGGGGTGTGCCAGCAGCATCGACAGCGCCATCTCGCGCGCCATGATGCGACCCATCGCCGTCTTCTCATCGGGCTGCATCTCACCTGAGTAGTACGCGGCCACGTCGAAGCCGCTCATGTTCGGCTGCGACTTGTCGAGTTCGGCGAGCAGGTCCTTGCCGATGTGCTTGTAAATCCTCTTGGTCGTGGCGTCCATCGGGATGATCCAGGAGTCCTCATCGACGTCCGGCAGGTACGGTGCGACGTCCGGGTCGAGCCGGGTCTTGCGACTCATCGCCGTCTTCAGTCGGCGGTGCAGGACGTCGAGATTCTTGTACCTCTCGACCCCTCCGAAGTGGTTGCGCTGGATGAACGTCTTGTCGAACAAGTCGAATCGTCCGAGGACATCGGAGTCGACCCACTGCATGATGCTGAAGGTCTCCTCGGGCCGGTTCTCGACTGGCGTCCCGGTAAGGGCCATCCGGTACGGAGCGCTCAGCCGCTTGATCTTCTTGGTCCGCTGCGCCCGGAAAGACTTGATCGCCGTCGCCTCGTCCAACACGATCATCCCGGGCTTGATCCGGCTGACCTGCTTCCAGTCATTCACCACGTTCTCGTAGGACATGATGATGTACTCCGGGCGGCGCCGCTGGATGGTCGCGTACTGCGTATCTCGCTGGGCCGGTGTCCCGTCGAGCACGATGCAGACGCTCTCGGCCGGGACGATGATCTCCTCGCCCTTGACCTTGATCTTCCGTCGCGGCACGTCAGTGTGCTTGGCGATCGACTTGGCCCACTGGTACTTCAAGGCCGCCGGGACCACCACAACCGCAGTGTCGATGACCTCCAGTGCCAGCAGTTCCTCGATGGCGGCCAGACCGATGATCGTCTTGCCGAGCCCCATCTCGTACGCCACGAGCAGGTTGTCGCGCTCCAGGAACAGGTCGACAGCCTGGTTCTGGTACGGGTAGAGGTCGACGGTGAGCACTAGAACTTCACCAGCACTGAAGGGACGGCGCTGTCGATGGCGATGTGCGCCTCTTCCTCAGACATCGCCCCGACATCCTTGACGTCGTCGCAGTGCGTGTAGGACAGGAAGCGCATGCGGACCTGCCCGGAGTACCGGGTCTTGATGTCGGCGGACGCGTAGCGGCCGTCCTTGTCGTTGTCTAGCGCGACGATCAGCACGTCGGCCAGGTCGATGGCCATCCGCATCTGCTTGGCTGAGACGCGCACTCCGTACGCTGCGACGCCTCCCTTGATGCCGATCGAGTAGAGCCGGACCACGTCCAGGGGTGACTCGACCAGGATGACGACGTCACCCTCGTGCTCGTTGAAGCCGAACAGTGAGCCCGACTTCTCCATGTCCTTCGGGACGTTGCGGAAGTACCGCTTGTTCTTGATCTGGTAGCCGAGCAGCCGGTCGCTGTACGGCTCGCGGATCGGGATGATCCAGGAGTCCTTCTTCGGATCCCACAGGACCCCGAAGTGTCGGCACGCCTCCAGCGTCAGCCCGCGCTCCTCCATCGCCCACTCCGGCGGGTCGGTGAAGAGCGCCAGGCTCGCCTCGTTGATGACCTCGCTGGTGTCGATCTCGGTGATGCTGGCGCTGCGGTGCTTGTCGAGGATCCTCTTGGCCCGCTCCACTCCCCCTCGCTGACGCACCCAGGCGACGGCGTCCTCGTCCTTCGGGAGCATGAAGGCGGCCAGTTCCACGAACGTGCCGGAGAAGCCGCACGAGAAGCAGTTGTGCATGCCGGTCTCGGCGTTCACCGACCACGACGGGTGCCGGTCCTGCTTGCCGGTGCGCTCGAAGTGCGCCGGGCAGCGTCCGAGGATCTCGTCGTCGTTCTGGCGGATCGTCTCGACCCCAAGTTCCTGGAGGCACGCGAAGACGTTGCCTGGCACCGGGTTGGCGAAGAGGTCCCAGCCCTTCTGGACGGGTTGGCGTGCCACTAGAAGCCGCCCTCCCCCTCTTCGTCCCACGGGTCGGGGATCTCCTCGAACTTGCCCTGCTCCCAGTCCCACTTGCTGTACGCCTCCAGCGGCGGGCAGTTACGGGACAGCAGGACCTTCAGGACCTTGACCTCGGGGTCCTCGGTGTTCTGCGTCGCGAACATCACGTCGGAGTCCTGCGCGAACGAGGACGAATAGCCGACCGAGGACGAGGTGACGATGCCCTTCGACATCTTCGACTCCAGCACCTGGGTGCTGATGCAGATCGGGAGGTCGAGGTTCAGCGCCATCCGCTTCAGGGAGCGGCTGATGTTGGTGAGTGCCTGGGCGGACCCCTTCGGCTCCCCGAGTTCGTCGTCCATCATGTAGACGCCGTCCACGAACACGACGTCCGGCTCGTACCTCTCGATCTTCGCCTGCACCCCGGATACGGTGGTCGCTGACATCGAGTCGGACGACAGGATGAAGTCGGGCATCATCTCCTGCCGCTTGATCGCGCGTGTCAGCAACTCGCGCTCGCGGGCGGTCAGCGTGCCGTTGCGAAGACGGGTGTGGCTGATGCCCGCACTGAAGGCGTCGAAGCGCTCCTCCTGCTCGTAGTTGCTCATCTCGAAGCCGATGAATAGCGGACGGTGCGCGGTCTTGTGTGCGGCCATGGCGGCCAGCAGCAGCATCGTGGACTTACCGGACTTCGGGGGCCCCACGAAGGTGATCAGTTGCCCGTCCTGCAAGCCTGAGGTCGCACGGTCGATGGTCGGGAAGCCGGTGGCGATGCCGCGCAGCCCGTCGGGGAGGTTGCGGAGTTCTTCGTACCGGGCGAGCCGGGCGGCGCCGGTCTCGGTGAGGTTGGTGTCCCGTCCGTGCGGGATGTCGGCAGCGATCTGACGCTGCACCTGGGCGATCGCTGCCAGGGCGGCAGGCAGGTCTCCCTTGTCGTACGCCTCGGCGCTGGCTGCCAGGCCCCCTTCCAGCAGGGCCTCCGTATGATGCTCGCGCATCTTGTCGACCAGGAACTCCATCGAGTCCGGTACCTTGATGAAGTCGTAGTCCGGGAAGTCCTGGCGCAGCGCCTTGACCGTGGGGACCTCGCCGTAGCGTCCCTTGTGCTTCAGGATCGCGTCCCAGACCTGCCGGTTCTGTTGGTCCTGGAAGAACTCACGCTTGATGCCGGACTCGACAACGTGGTGGATGTCCCGCTCGGCGACGATCTTCGACAGGAGTTCGCGCTCGATGCGTCCGCGCGCCATCACTTCACCCCGAAGAAGTCAGGGTGCTCAGGATCCATGAGCCGTCCCTTGCCGCCGTAGGTGAACCGGCGTGCCGGGTCGTGGTCATAGACGGCAGCGACGTGCGGCATGTACGCGAGCCTCCTAGCGAGCGTGTCGGGGGTGTCATCGGTGACGTGACCGACGGGGAGGTCGTGCCGGTCGATCCAGCGCTCGATCGCCGGGAGGTACTGGTGGCCCATGAACGTGACGACGTCGACCGAGAACCCCTTGCGCCAGGTGATGTCCCAGATGTGCTTGGCCATCTCCTCGTTCAGTCGGAAGGCGTCCACGATTGCTCGCGTCTTGCCATACCGGCGCGCGTCGATCCACGCACCGAACCGGCTCTTGTCCTCCTCGTCCGGGGGCAGCGCGAGCAGGCCCTCCCACACGATGAGCAGTCGCGGGCTGATCTGGTTGCTGATGTCGCCGTCCTTCACCGCTTGTCCTCACCGTCCATCAGGAACGCTGAGAAGCACTGCTTCACGAACGAGCCCATCGACTCGCTGTACCCGTCCCACTTGGCGACCGGAAGGTTAGACGTGACGATCGTGGGTCGCGCGTTCATGAACCGAGAGCGGAGGAGTTCGTCCAGGATCGACTCGGCGTACCCGCTCGACGTCTTGTGCTCCTTGCCTACGTCATCGAGCAGCAGCACCGCCGCCTGGCGCGCATCGTCCAGCGCCTCCTGGATCTCCCACCACCGGTCCATCCCAGAGGTCAGCCGCATCTGCTCGATGCTCATAGAGATCAGGTCGGAGGCCGGTACGAAGTAGGTGCGGACTCTCTCGGTGCAGGCGATGAGTGTGGCCACTGCCAGCGTCGTCTTGCCGGTGCCGGGAGGGCCGGTGAACAGCAGGCCGCGACCGATGGTGCTGTTGTCCTTCGGGTACTCCGAAAGCGGGCGCTTGCTCGTGAGGTAGTGGTCGCGGAGGTTCTCCACGAAGTCGCGCGCCGCGTCGAGGGCGATCCGCTGGTTGTTCGTCTGCGGGTTGTACCAGTCCAGCGAGAGCCGACGGTAGGCCTCAGGGATCCGCGCCTCAGCCATCTTGATCCGACGCACCGACTCGATCAGTGGCTCGTATCGCTCGGTCATCAGTCGTCCTTCGTGGTGTCGGTTGGCGGAACCGTATCAGCAGAACCGGTTCGAGCGCCACGGTTCCTCCCAGCCATCGGTCCAAGCCAGTACTCCTCCAGCGATCCGGTGCCGTCGTCGTGACGGTGATCCTCCATCTCCGCCGCCGTCTGCTGCCTGCGGACGACCGCGAGCAGCCGGGCGCGCTGGTTGATGAACGCCTGGTACGGCAACTGCCCGTCGGGGATCTTCGGGTCGTCGGCGAAGGCTTCGATCATCCCGGCCACCTCGTCGGCCGTGATCCCGTCCACCAGCCAGGCCTTGATGTTCACCATCAGCGGGCGGTGGGACGCCTTCGAGAACGGCACGTTCATCGAGTGCCGGAAGTGGGTGGCCAGGGTGGTTGGTGTCCACCGCCGGGGCTTGGGAGCAGCCGGGAGGGGCTCCGCCTCACCCATGGCCTCCTCTGCCGCAGCCGAGGGGTCCAGGTCATCCCAGTCAGCCTGCTCGGCCCGGATGGCTGCCTTCCTCCGGTTCAGGGATCCCGTCCGGGATCCTGAAGGAGTACGTAGTACTCCTGAAGTCTTCTTACTGACGCTTCTATCCGCCACGGGTGTCGTGTCTAGACTCGCCACGGGTGGCGTGTCTGAACCTCGGAGCCAGCCGACCAGTGTGTAGAACTTCGGCTCCCGTGTGTGGTTCGTCCCGCGCCGGTCGCCCTCTACCAGCCCGGCCTCTCGGAGGGTCGTCAGTGCGCGGCTCACGGTCCGCATGGAGCATCCGCACTCCTCGGCGATGAGCCGGTGGCTCGGAAAGCACACGCCGTTGTCGTTGGCTCGGCGAGCGAGGTAGACCAGGATCATCTTCGCTTTGCCGTCCAGGTCCTGAGCGAACGCCCAGTCGATCGCCTTCATGCTCACAGCGTCACCATCCAGGTGCGCCCGTCTCCGTCAGGATGGTCAACCAGTACGCCACCTTCAACGAGCGCGTCCAGGACCTCCTGAGCCCTCGCCTCGGTGATGCACATGTTGCAGGACAGGAGGTACGCGAGGCTTCCTTTCGAGATTCCGTCGTCGCCGTAGTTCCACGCGATCCAGAGCAGCGCGAGTTTGTCCATCGGTCGCATGTACTTCGCCCAGACCCGGTCAGTCATGCCGGACATCTCGTGCTCGGTGAGTGGTTTCACGCTTGGTTCCTCGAATCGATTCCGCTAGAGTCGTTCTTGCTAGCACCGGCTGGGGTTTGTGGTGGGCTCCAGTCCCCGGGGGCCCTGTCTTCCCGCTTCGAGCGGACGTGGCAGGGCCCCCACCTTCTTCACTGACTGGAGACGTCTCCACGCGTGCCGTCGAACTGGGTGAAGGCCCAGACGTTCCCGTCGTCCACGAACGCGTAACCGATCGCCCACCCGTCCACCGACCAGATCTCGATGACCGTCTCGGCTCCTACGGAGTCTGGATCAGGTAGCGACTCCAGGAACCTGGCAGCCTCGTGGAGCCCGGCGGCAGTGGTTTGCGGTCGATCATCCAAGGTGTCTCGGAGCGGTACGGCCATCAGCCCTCCCAGCCCTGCTCGCGGGCCTCGGCCAGCGTCAGTTCCACGACCTCGGTGCCCTTCCGGGGCTTGCCGCGCCCGCGCTTGGTCAGAGCCCCGTCCTCGTCCCGGACGAAGGCGTGCTTCTGCTCGTCGGCAGGCACGGCCGGGGAGCCGTCCTTGCGGGGCCGCCCGCCCCTGCTCCGGCGCTTCGGAGCCTCTGAGACGCCCTCAGACTGTCCGGGGGCCTCCGTGGTACCAACCTGGGGCTGTTCGGTCGCCTCTGCCTCTCCTGTGGACTCCTCGGGCAGGTTCCCGGCCGCCGCGAACTGAGCGATGCGGGCCCCTAGGACGTAGAAGGCCGCGTCGATCTCCTCGCGGACGATCCTGCGGACGTTCTCCTCAGTCAGGACCAGGGCCACCTTGACCGGGTCACCCTCGTCCAGGTCGTCTACCTCGATGGTCGTGGTGACGGAGCCACGGTCATGAGGAAGGTCCGGCGTCTCCGCCTCTGCTTCGGCCACCGCCTCGTCCACCGTGATCTGGTGAGGCTCGTCGTCCAGCGGCTCGTCACCCTCGTCCAGCGGCTCGACCTTCTTGGCCCGCGAACGCTTCGGCTTCTCCTCGGGCTCCGGCTCAGGCTCCGGGTCGGGCTCGTCGCCCTCGTCGGGAACCCAGTTGATCTCATCGAGCCCGGCGGTCAGGTCGAGGATTGGGTACTCGGTATCTTCGGTGACCGCGCGCAGCAGGGACTCAGAGTCCTGGTCGCCGTCGCCGTAGAGGAGCACGAGGTGCGGGTCGAATCCCTTGGCCTCGGCCTTGCGGAGGAACTCCAGGGTGAGCGCGACGATGTCGGTCGAGTCGGCGACCTTGTCGGCGTCGTTTAGGACCGAGGAGAGGGCGTCCTCGTCCCCGGAGGTATGAAGCACGCAGAGGTCGAGCCCGGCCTTGGCGGACCAGTCAATGACCTTGTCGAGTCCGTCACCGAGCACGTCGCTCGGGAATACGAAGAACGCTTCGGTGTCGTCGTCCTTCGTGCCCTCGTAGTAGCCCTCGTCGTCCTCAGGCCCGTATCCGAGGAGATCGTTGAGCAACTCCTCGATGTTCGTGAATGCGGTGTCGCCCTGCCCTGCGAAGGCGAGCATCAGTGGCTTCGACATCATTCTCCAGTTGATTCAAGTGGGTGGTTCCGCGCATACGATACACGGATAATGACGAAACCGCCCGGCCCCGGCGTTTCGGGACCGAGCGGCTTCGCACTACGGGAGGTCGGGTACGCGTCCTGGAAGGACCGGCGTGCTCCGTCTCGGGCGTTGCAGGGTCAGTGGTTGTGTTTCCACCTCGCTGCGCGCCCAGGTATGAAGCAGGCCGACCGCTCCGGCCGCCGCAGCAGCCCAGAGCAGTGGTTCCGACAGGTACTGCGCGCCGTACGCGATCCCGAGCACCAGGAAGGGCTGGAGCCAGGCCGGGAGTGCGATCGGAAGGACCGACAGCACCGTCTCCCAGGCCCAGAAGGCCGCGAGGGCTAGCAGTACCAGGCCGAGCAGGGTGTCAGGCAGCAAGAGAGACGTCCTTGCGCCCCACGTTGGCGTTGACCTTGGGTGCGATCGCACCGGCCCAGTCGCGCTTCAGCACGCCGTAGTAGGACAGGACGGCGAGGACGTACGAGACGGCTGCGGCGATCGCGGCGTCCTTCAGGTCGAACCCGTTGAGTCCTCCATTGTCCACGATCTGCTGCACGACACCGGTCACACCGGCAAGCGCGAGAAGCAGGATGGCCTTGACGTCAGAGGAGGTGCTGCTCTTGGTGACCACGCCGACGGCCAGCGGCAGAACGACGCTGACGAGCAGGGTGGCAAGGGTGAGACTGTCCATCGAATGGTGCTCCTTGTCGGGTTACTACAGCGGTCTGCCGTAGACATCCCGAAGAATACGCTTCTGGGATGGGGGTTGTGCAAATCGAACCTCCGATTCGATTCCCATCCCGACAGACTTCTGCACGATCTCTTCGACCCGGGCGACCTTGGCCCGACGACCGACGTAGAGGTGTGACCGGGCCCATCCGACGGTCGGGGATACCCCGATCGTGGACTCCTCCCACAGGTAGTCCGGCTCCTCGGACGAGTACATCGACGCGTCGAAGAACTCCCTCGGCCACGAGCCCTCGTGGAGCATCAGCCCGCTGGCGTAGAAGTACTGGCCGGTGCTCGGGGTCGTGACGTTGGCCTGCATCGACCACTGCACCGTCGAGCCCATCGTCAGCCCACCTGTCGCGGGCATTGTGAAGGTGACCCAGAGGCGCACCCAGACGTTGTTGGTGTCGTCGGTCGTGACGAAGTTCTCATCGAACGGGTACTGCGCCAGGACCTGTCCGCGCGTCAGGCTCGTGTACGTGTCGTCGTGGTTGATGATGAGGGTGAGGTCGTCTCCGACATTCTCTTCGTAGGTCCACACGCTCGCGACGTACTGCACGCCGGGACGCAGCCCGTGGATCAGGCCGGAGCCCGCGTCGGCCGAGCCGGGGGGTGATGCGATCCATCCGAACGTCGAGGCCGGGTCGTCGTTCTGGCAGCGCAGCGCATCTCCGTACAGGTTGATCGTCGGAGAAGCATCCACGACGGCTGCTCCGATGACACCGCCCAGGTACCCTTTCACCCCAGACATGTACGCCGTCGAGGGGATCGCATTGCGGACATAGTTGATGCTGTCGCCCCGGAGGTTGACGTAGACCTTGCGAGCGTCGTCGTACTCGGTGGGCTCCGGGTCCAAGTCGAACCTGATCCGGCAGTCGTCCACGTAGTAGGTGTCCCCGTTGGTGGTAGTCGCATCCGAGGCGTTGACCCGAACCGCCACCCACTGCGTGTTCGCGGGAGCGGTGTCGGTGTGCTCGAACGAGGTCCACAAGACCGACGCGCAGGCACTGTAGGAAGCGGTCGACCCTCCGATCGGCTCGAAGTCGGCGTCGTAGAAGACGATCTCAACCGCGAACTCGTTGGCGAGATCATCCGGAAGCACCCGGGCGAACCCACGAACACTGGTACCTGCCACACATCGGGCCATCCCGGTCTCGGGGAGCGGCACGTAGAACGCGTCGGCCCCGTCGGCCAGCACAGTGACCTTCAGGCTGTACGTTCCCGAGTAGTTCTGCGTGTCGGTCCGCTCCACCGTCGCGATGTAGGAGGACCCGTACGCGAGATCGCTCTCGTGATTCGTAGCCTCCGGCGGCAGCACGTTGTCCCGGCGCTTGGCCTTCTCGAACTGCACCGCGTCCAACTTGTGGACCTCAGCGGCAGCCTGGCTAGCCACGCGCAGGGTAGCGGCCCCGTAGGCTCCCTTGCGCCAGAACACCTGGTCCGGAGTCGGACCGGACCCGCGCTGGAAGAAGTAGTCGGACGGTCGGGTGGCGGCCAGCCACGGGCGCTCCCAGTCGGTGTCCACCAGCCCGGCTCCGGACCAGCCGAGGGATCGGCTGATGGCGGAGTCGACCTGGCCGTCCTTCCAGATGGCAAAGTCGTCAAGCATTCCGTCTTGTGTCATGTCACGCCGTCTCGTAGATGCCGTACGTCGTCTGGCTGTTCAGGAAGGAGGACGTGTAGGACCCGATGGCCTCCAACTCCCACGGCAACGTGTCGTCCACCGGTAGGTACCGGTAGACCTCAAAGTCGTCACCGTCCACCTTGAC